CCTCAAATCTTAAGTATTTTACTGGATAACAATGTCCGTAATTTGGTTGATAAATTGGATGACACTTTAAAGGCTAATCCTAATACCGACCTTGATACCGTTGATGCTATCATCAATGAGATTCAATCTGCTGCTGAGAAGCAACAAGCAGAGGAGGCTAAGGCAAAGGAAAACGCACCAACAGCTAAGAAACCTGCTTTAGAAAAAGCGTAATGAATAGGATATTATCATATGTTGTAGTTGCCCTTATAGCGTTAGCTGTAGGGGCATTTGCATCTTCTAAGTACTTTGATAACAGAGAACCAGAGGTTGTAATAGAATACGATACAATAGTTGAAACAGTTGTTGATAGCGTAGGATTTACTGTATATGATACCATTGCATCACCTCCTGAGAAAGTTACTATATACATTCCTGTTGAAACACCTACAGGAGAAGTAATTGATTCTACAGAAGTAGAAACACAAAAGTATACAGGAGTAGAAGAATTAGAAAATGGCACAATAAGATGGACAGCTTATGCTGACAAACTATTTGCTACAGAATTTGAATTAGAGACAGAAAAAGAAACTATAGTTAAAACTGTAACTGTAACATTACCTCCTAAATCTGCACTCTTTGCAGGTGGAGGCTTAAACTACAATCAAGGAATATCCTCTGCTGAGGTAGGGTTAATGTATAACCGTAGACAGAAATGGCAAGCAGGAATTGTAGTTAATCACGACCTTACAGGTCTACTTCCAAAAGGCGCACAAACCTCTATAGGGGTAAGAGCCTACATCAAGCTATAAATAATTAGTATCTTTGTGATAGAAATAATAACTAAAATCTATTACAATGATAAGAAAGATATCAATCGGTGTCGATTATAAAGATGCTATGCACTATACGGTTGGTCAAAGTTTTGGAAACATGACTATTGACACAATACGAAAAATAAATCCAAATCATTACGAAATCTGGGTGCGCAACAGCGACAATGAACTCTCTATATGGAAAGAGGTCATCAATATGCCTGTTGTAGTTGAAAACGACCAAAAAGCATTCGGATAATGCAAGCACCGCAGAGTTTCATAGTAACTCCTAAAGGTAAGCGGTACAAGTCAGGCAAGAAGATAGGTGATGTCACATTTGAGACAGTTACTTCTATTGAGGATGCCAAAGACGTATCGAAGGAGGCTATAGTCGTAGCACTTCCCTTAAACTACAATGGGGAAATAGAAGTAGGTGATGAGGTTATCATCCATCATAATATCTTTAGAATGTATTATGACCAAAAGGGTAATATGAAATACTCTCGTGCATATTTGTACGATGACTATTACCATGCTATTCCAGAGGAAGTTTTCTTGTACAAGAAAGGTAAAGAATGGAAAGCTAATGACGAGTTCTGTTTTATAGAACCAGTAACGGATGATAATATTTCGCTGTTAGAAGGACAGCAATTACCACACACAGGAATAGTATTTGCATCAAACACACACCCTAAAGGAATGGAGATTGGATTCACACCAGAATCTGAATATGAAGTATGGGTTGACGGTAAGATGTATTATAGAATGCGTGACATTGATGTGTGCGTATATGAAAGATTTGAAGCATGATTGGACTTAGTGGTGACATAGAATTAGCTGTACAGACTATCCTTGAAGGTCTGGAACTCACAATCGACATTGACATAATTGACGATGATAAGATTCGTAGGGTAATGGATTCAAAGGTGGATTCATTCAAATATTCTAAAGAACTGCTTGATAAATGGATAAATAGCCCTAACGCTCCCTCTGACGAGACTTTAAGACAATATGTAGTAAGACTAGTCAAAGCAGGAGATAGTTCCTTAGAAACGCTTAGAAAGGCTCTAGGGAAGAAGATTAGCTATGAAGACTTGGATAATACCAGATATTCAGAGGCAATCAAGGCAAAGTCCACAATTCTACAATATATACATTCGCTCGACAGCAGTCTTATGGAACTGCGTGTCCAGATGGAAGCAGACCAATTCTCCCTTACAGACAGGGAATTTAAGTTAGGATTTCCAGAGAGATTCGCTAAGGGTGATTTCTTTCCATTAAATAAGTATCACCTTGAATGGCATAATGAGAGCGCTGATGCTGTTATGATATGCCCTAAAGGAACTAAAGGAGAAATAATAGAACTTGATGGTCTTAAGATACAACTACCAAAGAAACCTGCAAAGAAAGATATACTATTCTCTGATCTACCAAAAGCAGAACAATACTGGCGTAGGGAAGAAGAACCAGATGGATTAAACCCAGACAGCGAAGAAGCGTTCTCTGAATATATTTACGAACAATATAGACGTAGACGTGAAGGAGTGTGGTTTATGAACAACGGAAAAGCTGTGTACCTTACAGGTGAGGCATGGTTTGCATTACAGCATTGTAAGATGCGTGATAACGGTGACTATATGGATTTCAGATATGCACAGCTTAACATGTTCTATTTTGCTAAGGCTTGTCTTTTAGACCCAAGATGTCTAGGACAGCTATTTATAAAGTCTAGGCGTACAGGATTTACGTATATAGTCTTAGCTATAATGCTACATTATGCTACATCCACACAGAACGTTAACTTAGGTCTAACATCCCAAAGTGATGAAGATGCTAAGAAAGCATTTATGAAGTTCTCATATATGTTTAGAAACTTACCTTTCTACTTTAGACCAGTTGTAAGGGGTGCTATTGATTCTGATAAGAAGTTAGAATTTGCATTACCTTCTGATAAATCTAAGGCAAGTAAACTTGCACGTAAGAACAAAGGAAAAGATTATCTTAACACTATTGTGGATTACCAAGCAACAAAGGATGGTAGTTATGATGGTCAGAAAATGTTTATATACTTAGGGGATGAAGCCTCTAAATGGAAGAAACCTGCTAACTACGAAAACCATTGGGGTCGTATATCACCAACGTTTGACGAAGGTGGTGTTATTGTTGGTAAAGCCTTTATTGGTTCTACTGTTAACCCTATGCGACAGGGTGGTGAGGAGTTTAAAGGAATATATCACCAGTCTATTATAACTAAAAGAGACCCTATTACAGAGCGTACACCTTCTGGACTATACAGCTATTTCCTACCTGCACATAAGAACATGACCAAGTTTACTGATAAGTATGGTATATGTTGGGAAGAAAAGCCTCCAAAGAAAACATTTAATGTACATGGTAGGGAGATTAAAGGAGGTAGCATAGGATTCCTAGAGGCAAGGAGAAAAGCTAAGAAGAAGGAAAGTGAGATTTCTTACAATGAAGAACTTCGTGCTTATCCTATGACTATATTAGAGGCATTGCGTGATGAAGCTAAAAGTAACATTTTCTCTATCGAGAAACTTACAGAGCAGATTCAGTACAATGAAACTCAAATAATACTAGATAGACACATTACAAGGGGTAACTTCATGTGGAAGGATGGGGTACAGGACAGCGAAGTTATATTCTACCCTACACCTAACGGTAGATTTAAAATTTCTTGGATTCCACCAGAGGAAATGAGGAACAGAAAGACTAAGAAGAATGGTATATGGCATCCAGTAAACGGACATATAGGCTGTTTCGGTGGCGATACATACGATATATCTGGTACAGTATCTGGTAAAGGTTCTAAGGGTGCTTTACACGGAGTTACAGGATTTACTATGGAAAACGCTCCAAGTAATACTTTTTTCTTAGAATATATAAATAGAACAGCTATTGCAGAAACTTTCTTTGAAGATGTTCTTATGGCTTGCGTATTCTACGGAATGCCAATACTTTGCGAGAATAACAAACCTAGATTACTGTATCACTTTAAACATAGGGGTTACAGAGGGTTTAGTCTTAACAGACCAGATAAGCCTGCTAACAGATTATCGGTAACAGAGCGTGAAATAGGTGGAATCCCCTCAGCATCAAGTGATGTGATTACTACCCATGCCTCGATGATTGAAAATTTTATTGTTAACTTTGTAGGAGTTTATGATGAGCCTGACGAGAAGAAAAGAGTCCGTGAATTTGGAGACATGGGTAACGTGTATTTCATGGAGTTGTTGAAAGACTGGCTTGCATTCGATATAGGTAATAGAGAAAAACATGATGCGACAGTAAGTTCTGGTTATGCGTTAATGGGTCTGCATAGGGCTAAATTAATGCCAGTACCAGAAATAAAGCCTATTAATATGGGTATGTCAACATTCAGTCAGAAAGGACACCATAGTACATTAAACACAAACGAATAATGATATATAACAAAAGCAGGTCAGAACTAGCTGCGGAGATATTCTCAACAAAAGGCTTTCCAGACCCACTAGACCCAAATAAGTCCAGTAAGGATTTTGGAGTACAGGTAGGTAAAGCCATTGAAAACGAATGGTTCAGACGACACAAAAACACCAACAGCCGTTTTTACGATAACCAACATAAGTTCCACAGGCTTAGGTTATATGCTCGTGGGGAACAACCAA